ATGAAGCTAACGGACATGGCGATTAAAAAAGCCAAACCACGTGAAAAGGTTTACTCACTAGGTGATGGCAATGGATTGTCTTTAATAGTTGAACCTAACGGATCAAAAGGCTGGAGATTCAGGTATCAATTCAATGGTAAATCCAAGATGATATCACTTGGTATCTATCCGGTTATTACATTAAATGAAGCTAGAGAAAAAAGGGATAATGCTAGAAAGCTAGTTGCAAATGGAGTTGACCCATCAGAGGCTAGAAAAGAAGAAAGAAATAAGGTTAGTGGGCAATCTGAGAATACATTCAAAAAGATAACTTTAGAGTGGTTTAATGGAAGAAAAGACCGATGGTCTGAAGGTTATCGCGACGACATGATGGAAGCATTTGAAAATGATGTTTTCCCATATATTGGAGATCGCCCAATAGCAGAGATTAAACCTCTCGAATTGCTTGAAGTGCTTTCGATAATGGAAAAGCGTGGCGTTACAGAGAAATTAAAAAAAGTTCGTCAGCGCTGTGGCGAGGTTTGGAAATACGCCATTATCACTGGAAGAGCTGAATATAATCCAGCCCCAGACTTGGCTAGTGCTTTTATTCCACACCAACGAGAAAATTACCCGTACTTATTAGCTGATGAACTGCCTGAGTTTTTGTCCTCGGTAGACAAGTATCAAGGAAGTCAGATAGTAAGAACTGCTTTAAACATTTTAATGCTTACTGGTTTAAGACCAGGAGAGTTACGAAAATCAGAATGGTCATTTATCGACTTTGAAAGTAGAACATGGAAACTACCAGAAAAAATAATGAAGATGGGGAGGGTTCATGTTGTACCAATGTCAGATCAGGTGATTTCTTTACTGCGTCAAATACAGCCAATAAGTGGCGATTACCAGTATATTTTCCCTAGCCGAACTAACCATAAAAAACATCTGTCCGAAATGGCAATAAATACAATGATTGGAAGAATGGGTTATAGAGGCAGAGCTACGGGTCACGGCTTTAGACACACCATGAGCACAATATTGCATGAGAAAGGATTTAATACAGCGTGGATAGAGTTACAACTTGCTCATGTTGATAAAAACTCTATCCGTGGTACTTATAACCATGCGCTGTATTTGGAGGGGAGAAGGGAGATGATGCAGTGGTATGCTGATTATATAGATGAGCTGAGAAGTAAAAAGAAATAAAATTCAATTGAGGGTATTTTCAGGGCAACGAGAATTATTAATTCGTTGCTCTATCCATTCGTCTATCTCACTTTCAATAAAACCAACTGCACGAGAACCTATTTTAACCTGCTTCGGGAACTCTCCTTTGCCAATTAATTTATAAGTCCAAGATTTGCTATATCCTGTTCTATCTAAAACCTGATCCATTCTTAATATTTTATATTCCATTTTATTCTCCTATCCATTCTTCCTTTTATACTGTTCATGATCATCACCACAATCTTTACTGCAGTATGCGCTATTAGGTGCTACCGGTTCTTCGTGGCACCAGATACACATTCCGCTATATGATTTGATTACCGGTTTACGATTTGATAATGACACTTGAATATATAGTTCGTTTGTTTCATTTGCTGAGTCGATAATGTCCATAATTCACCTATATTAATTGAATACTTTCTTCCGCTTGGTCGCCGTATACATCCCAATCACCATATTTCTCACGGGCGAATAATTCTAACCGTGGAACATCTCCGTATAATTCCTCTAAACGATGATGTATTTCTTTTGGTTTCTCGCTATGCTCACCTAAGCACGAATAAATAACTTGTCTCACGCTTGCAGATTGACGAGGTAATCCATTTCCTCGAGTGGCTATTAAACACATTTCGACATTTTGACGGGTGTAATTACCGCAATTAATCTTCGTCTCATTGTTTAATATTTCCATGAAATCAAAGAAATCTTCTGGCGGTTTTTTATTTATTCTATCTCCTGCATTTTTATTTAATTTAACCCATGCGAACCCGAACATATTTTTGACTTTAAAATCCCATGCTTCGGCTAACTTAATGGCTTCGAGTGCAAAGTTGCCTGTGTACCACATACAGAGTACAGCGTTATCAGAGGAATATTCAGGGACTTTAATTCGGGTGAGCTGGTGAAATCGAGTGGTGTTGTAATGATTATCTGCTGCGCCATTTGAAGATTTGTTATTGTAAGACCAAGGGGGATCAGCGAGAATTAAGTCATACTTTTTCATTCTCTCCACACCTCTCCACAAACAACACCAACATTCCTCACTGACATTAAATATTCAGCACGTTTATTGCATTCCGATTGTGTATATAAATCCTCAGATATTGGCACTGCATGATTGTTCATAATTACAACAGGACGAATAGCTTCATGTTTATTTTCTCTGTATGCGCATTTAAATATGTGAGCGATAACATCAACAGTCCAAGCATTGCCATAGCATTTATACGACTGTGAATTCGAGACGATATTTTCACACCAGCCATCGGGAAATGTTTGTAACCTGGCACATTCTGTTGGGGTTAGTTTTCGATAGTGACAGTTACTAATAAAATCCCATTCATGCCTATCATACGAGTTACGTCCAGATGAACGAATTGTCCTACTCTTATCCCTTGGTTCGCATGGTCTAAATACTATTTGTCTCCTTGATTTGCTCAGATACTGATTTAAATTAGTCCCTTTCGAGTAATTAGCATCAATACAATATGACTTTTCTCTATCAGTAATACTGTCATCATCAATAATATCTTTCAGTAAAATACCTTTATCTTCTGGCTGGCTAACTTCAAAATTAGTCCAATAATAACGCTGTCTATTTTGTGCTGATAATAACGAGCTATTAATAAGGGTTTTATTTACATAACCTAATGCACGCTCCGTATGTAATGTTATATATTCCTCAAATTCCTTTTTCATTTTTACATTTTCAAGCATGAATTTAGCATCAGGATTATTTTCTAATACGTGACTCATTATCTCTAATGTCGTCCAGAATAACTTTCCTCTTGGGTCTTTATCACCAAGTTGTTTCCCTGCTACAGAAAAACTTTGACATGGAAATCCCGCAGTAACTAATCCTACACTTGACCAGTCAATATCCCACTCACGCCAATTATTAACGTCACCTAACTGAATATTATCTGGATAATGAAATTCAGATACTTTATTAGCGAATTTATCTATTTCAGCGATGTAATATTTATCAAATTTAATTCCAGCGCGAGACAGCGCCAATCGTCCAGCGGATATTCCGTTGAACAAACTTAAATACATCATTTTGATTTCCTATAGATGTGCAGAGCCATGTATTAGTATGAGTAATACATATCCGATTATTTGCATTGTTATTTACTTTTGAATTAAATCAGCACGAATATATAACGTGTCAGTTGGATGAATTTTATTTGCACACCAAGTCACATCATCACTACGTAAATTAACTGGAAATTCAGGTTTATTTTCCTCCTCTGGTTCAGGGTCAACCTGTAGCCATATTAATTCTGGCGCAGTAGGGCAATTAATGCTTTCTGGTAAGTTATTAATTAAACTCTCGCGTGATGCTTGCCAGCTAATCCACATTAAATCTACATGTTGGTCAGCGTAATTTAATCCGTTATTAGCTGTTTCGAATTTATTATTTATTTCTGCATCATCCATGTGAAACTTAATAAACTCTTCAAATTGCTGTCTTGATTTATCCATTGCCATCAACCTGCTTTTTCAATTTATTTAATTCATACGAATAACTATGAAGTAACATTCGGTTTGTTCTAATCGCGGCTTTGACGTTTTCTTCAGTGGTGTTTATTAATGATGTTATTTCAGAGCCGTGAATTTCTTCCATTTTCGCTAGCAGACAATGAAACTCAGCTGCTAAATCTGGTATTGATTTATCCATCACTCCACCTTATCCCTCTGTCTTCACATACCAATCAACAAGATTATCAATTGCAGTATTGATATATTCTGATTGTTCGTCTTCGGTTAATTTATCCCATTCGTCTTCTGTTATATCTAACTCAGTTGAACATTCAGAACCGACAGCGTTAGTTGATGCGTGTAAATACATTTTCTTGCTCATATCTATCTCCTGTTTGCATCCTTGCACTGAGTAATGGTTATATCCTTTGGTTAAATCACATAAATAGCGTGGCGTGGGTAGGGGAGTCCGATAGGAGCGAAGGGGATGTCGTCATCGAAATCCATCGGAGGTTCACTTTGTGGTGCTTGATTGCTCGATGCTTGTTTTGGTGCTTGCGGTTGCTGAGGTTGACCCCATCCTTGATTCTGTTGTTGCTTCTGGCTTCCTGCCTGATTACCACCTAGCATTTGCATTGTTCCTTTTATGTCCACGATAACCTCAGTAATGTACTTATCCTGACCATCATTACCTTGATACTTACGGGTACGCATTTTCCCTTCAATGTATACCTGACTTCCTTTTTTCAGGTACTGACCCGCTATTTCTGCTAATTTTCCTTGTATAGAAATGTTATGCCAATCTGTACGCTCTCGCTTTTCTCCAGTGTTTTTATCCGTCCATGTTTCGCTTGTAGCGACTGAGAAATTAGCGAATGCTGTTCCGTTAGGTGAATATCTAACTGTCGGATCATCGCCTAAGTTACCAATGATGACCGCTTTATTTACTCCTCTCTCAGCCATTTATACTGCCTCTTGTTTGGTTAGTTCTTCTTTTCTTAGCTCATACACTTTTTGAGCTTCCGCTTGTTCAGGTGTATCTCTAAGTGCTTTGTATGCTTCACTAAAGGCGATTTTTAACTCATCCATTTTTTGTGCTTCCGTTGCAATGCTCGTAAAGTGAGCTAAATCTATCTCTGCTTTAGTGCGTCCATCATTAAGCCAATCCATTAGCTTTTTACCTGTTAATTCATTTAACTGAGTAACTTCGGCGTTGCTGAACAATCCTGTTCTATCCTTGCTTGCCATTGCCGTGTGAGTTTCGTGATTTAGGTCTAGTACAGTCGTAAACTCATACTCAACCCCGTCACGTTGCTCTGATTTCATGCCAAGTTTATCTACGCCTTTCTTACCATTGCCTTTATCGACCTGAGCAGTTTCCGTTTTACTTCTCATCGTTGCGATAATATGCAGGTCAGACCGTAGGATCGCGTCGAGAAATGCATTGTGACGTGGTGTTATTTCGCTCCATGCTGACCACGTATTGCCTCGATACTTGGCTTTTGCTAACACATCGAGTAATTCTAGACATCCTCCTGTTCCACTCCATTCGTGAGTAATACTGTCAATTATCAAATTATCGTAGCCAGCTTCCTGCGCAACCCCGATAGCTTCAATAAATCGCTCTGGTGTGAATGGTGGATCTAACTCTAATACGTCAAAATTAAAACGGTCAGAGTAAAGAGAAGCACTTCCTTTTTCCGTATCAATCAATGCCGTTTTTCCGCCAAGTCCTTTGGCTATTTCCAGTGCTCCATAGGTTTTACCTGAGCCACTAGGCCCTGTTAAAGCAAGCCTTAATTTTGCTTTTTTTCGCATTGCCTTAGCGAATTTCATACTAATCTCCTAAATACTGACCTTGACGCCGATCGCTTCCGTAGTAATCGATTTCAACCTTATTCCCAGATGCAGAATTTCTTTCTGCATCACGTAACGCCTGAATATGTGGAGGAATAGGAGGGTGATTTTTTGATGCGTCCAAGTTCATATGTAGTAGCTCCATTGCTAGTCGCTTTTCTCTCTCCTTCACGCTCGTATTCGGCAAATGCCCCTCAATCATTGCAATAGCTTGAGCCAGAGCTTCCTCTCTGTTTTTTGCTAATGACGGTGATGTTAGGCGAGGGTATTTATCGGTAGGGTATGAGTTAGAAACGTTCATTGAAAATCTCCTGCAAAGTCCTTTAACGGTACCGACAATCCTTGTCGTCCTAACACTTCCGTTTGATACATAAATTCATCGTGTTCGCGTTCCTGCGATTCTTTACGCTTCCTGCGTAATTCTTCTAACCACTGTTGATGATTTGTCACGCAACCCTCCTGAAATACAACTCATTGAGTATCTTTGCGACTACTTCCCCTCGTCCTGAGAGATGAATAGCTGCTGCGAGTGACTTTGCGTCATACTGATTAACGACGTAATCAACGACTTCTGATGGCTCTGGTTGGTAATACTGAGTAAGCTCTCTGAATGATTCTGTTTCAATGCGGACATCGTTAAGATTCTGAAAGGCTATTTCCGTGCCGTTATTTCTGTTTCTACTGGTCATATCTGCATAGGTGTAACGTATAGTCAGTGACATACTTTCCTCCCGTAAGCCATCTTCTGTAGTTGACTCGCCAGCCGCCAGACATCCTTGTTATTAGTTGAGACGGCTATCCTTGCCGCTTGACGCGCGAGTTGTAAAAAAGGCGTAGTGATACGCACCGCCATGCAATCACGCATAGCGCTGTAATAGTTAGTTTTCATTGTTACCTCGCTAGGTGAGCGATAGGGTGGTTATCTGGTGTTGGTGCGGTGGGTTAGATTCCGAGGCTTTTTGCTAACTCAACAGCCTTAAGCAATCCGCCTCGTTTAACGCTTCGCTTGTGCTGATATTTGTTTGTTGTTGGATAAAATAGAACCTTCCCTTTCTTTGTTTGAAAGTGAATAGTTCCACTTGAATCTCTGGTGTACGGAATATCTATATCCTTTAGTTGTTCCGTATTATTTTTAAGTCGCTCTAATTTCCGCTCTTTTACCATTTCCTTATATGCGCGAAAATCGTCTCCTACATCACCCATAATTAATTCCTTATATGCGTATTCCTCACTATTAATAGCGATATGAATGATTAAGTGGTGGGTTACTGCTGACCGAGGGCTTTTGCGATTGCTGCCATACTCCCTCCGTTATTCCCTATAGATACTCAAGTTCCCAAGTGGGGTGATAAATATCAGCATAATCATCGCCATCCATTTTTATTTTTAGATTCCCTGCATGGGTTCCAACTATTGTTCCTTCTTTTGAGCCATTACCGAAGGTATATCGAACACGGTCACCTTTTTTGATATTCAAACCGTAGGTTTTGTTTATGTAATCGAACACATCACTTCTCCGTTATTAACTAAACACGATGCTAATCAAACAAGCCCATCGATAACTTTCTCAACTACGGCTACTGCTTCTTGTAGTTTTTGCAGGCGAGTTATAAATACTTCACGCTGAGACTTAACAGCATCAATGAGAAACTCCTGGTCTGCAAACGCTCTGTACGAAGTGTTATTATTTGCGCAGACCACCCAAGTAATGGATCCACGCTCGTTCAACTCAAGTAAATTATCAGCCTGTCGTATGGCGCACTTCGTTTTTTCAATTTCATCTAATAAACTTTTAATTTCCATCCCTATCTCCTATCTATTAATCAACTCACCAACCTATTGATAATCCACACTCTCGCAGTGGACGCGCTCATGCCCTTGAGTTCATCTTTCGTGGCTTAGGCTTGGCATTCCTAATACGCGTAACCACACATCTTTTAATCCGTAACCCTCACCAGATGTGAAGCTGGCTCTCATAGAGACTCGGGAGCAGGTAACAACCCTGCAATTGCTACCTTTCGGCAACTGCGGTCTATCCGCTTACTTGTTACATAAATCCTCCGATTCAAACGGTGCTTTTTATTAGGCGAGACCGATTTATCGCCTTTGGTTTATTGGTCTAAAAAAGTTATCTCACCACAGCCCACCTTGATGGACTGTAATTAGTTAACTGTGCCTGCTTTTAACCACGTCAGGCGAGGTGGTCTATTACTCCCCAGTAATAAATCAGATATAATTAAATTTCCCCAGTGATAAAAAGGATTAAATCAATGTCTAAAAATGTAATTACAAAGCATAACCCTGTTGAACGGGTTGCTTTTGATATGGCGCTAGCTTTAGCTGCTAAACAGGATTCAATTAAAACTCCAGAGCAATTAATGTCTGAAATTGAAGCGCTTTATCCTGAGTGTTTAGAGGTAGCTGAGAAACAATACAAAAAAGAGACTCCGCCTCCGATGGGAATTTTACTCAAAAGTACAACCTAAGGATCTAATTTCTCTATTACTATATGATGCATTTTTAAAAACTCATCTAGCGGAACTAAGTCCATAATGGTTGTTCCGCAGTTTAGAGTTAACTTAGTCATTAATTTCCCATCTGACCAAGCTCCTTCTTCTATTGAAGAAATACTCTCTTTATTAAAGAAAATTCTTGTTCCATCATTTCTTAGAAATTCATACATTTTTAAGTTAATCATGTTTAATCCTATCTCGCCGTAACCCCGAACTCACTGCTCGGCTGTTTTGTTTTAACTCCTGAAAATACTGCTACATTAGGTAAGCAACAGTTATCTCCACTTGGATAATGCTTTGTTGGTTTGAGAGAGAGAACAGGGCGTTCTGGTCTCTCAACGCCAAATATCGAATCCCAAATTTCTTCCACTGAGCGACTTCTCATAGCTATCTTTCGAGCCAAAAACTCACCTTGCTTTCTGCGTCTGCGAATTTTTGAGTTCTCTTTAAAAATTATTGTTGCCATATTTGCCTCCTAAGTGATCTTTGGTGGTGATGCCGGATGCCTCCGGTAGCTGTCTTTCGCCCACAAGGCGACTGCTTGTCTTTTCGACCATCACCCCAAAAACCACTCAGTGGTTGCTCTGAAAATTTATTCTGAGCGTTCCTAATTGTAAAAGAGCGAACATCCTGTTTATCTATGGCTCCTTGCCTTCGATGTGATAAATATTACATGCGGTATTTATTTAAGTCAATACCATCGGTAATATAAAATTATATTTTCGGTAATATTATTGAATTTAAAAGGAATTTTTTTTCAAAAAAATCTCAGATTGGAATGTAGATCACTTCTTTGGAGGGGATAGGGCGCAAAAAAGCCCTCGCGTGGAGGGCTGGGCTGTGAAAGGGGCAAGGTGAGATTATTCTATTTCGGTTACCATAACTGACTCTATGATCCCTGATCGTATTTTGTATGACCCGAATAGTTTTACTGATTTGCTATCCCTCATTGAATCAAAAAGTTGGTCTATTTTTTCTTTTGAATCAGAGAAAAATTCAGTATCAACATACGCTTGGAAAGTATAATCCTGACCGTTAGGTGTGCAGGTTAATGTCAGTTTTTCAGGATGTTTTTTTATTACTTCTATATCTACCAGTATTGATTGTTCGATATGTTGTAGTTTGTCTCTAGGACTCTGTATTATGGATTTAATGTCTGAATTTGTAAGCGTTGTTTTGACTGAACCACTAAACTCAACTTTTTCTGCATCAGAAACACCTTTGAGCATTCCAATACATGCATTTGTCGCATGGTCTTGAATTCCTTCGGATATTTCTTTGGATTTATTGGATGCATTTGATGCTTGCAATATCTCTACCATACCATCTTTTAATACTCTCATTTCTTCGATACGTGACTCATTATCAGATTTTTGAGAGTCCAATTCTTGTTGTTTGATTTTTTCATCATGAGAATCCTTTTGTCTGGAACGCAGGAGCCATCCTCCAGTTAGGATTAGCATAATTAAAGTTAGGCTAATTACCTTTTCGATTCCAGTCATACCTTGTGTAACCTCATTGAATGTACCGCCTAATGCCTTAACCAGATCGGTCAAGGCAGCTATTACATCCGTGCAACCTTCCTCTACCTTAAAAATAACCTCTAAACTCTCCTTGTCTTCCTTGGTGAGTCTCTTTAGATTATCAGTTCCATATTTTATTAACGAAAATACTTTGTAAATTTCTGTTTGAAATTCACACATCCCCTGAGCCATTGAAGATGGGATAGAACCATTATACTTCTCCGTATCGCCAAAAACTTTGAAATTTATTGATTCTGCAAGATTTATTTTAACAGTATTAATATCTAGGTCACGATTATTTTTTGCCCGCTCTATCAGGGCAGATACATCATTTAGATTATTTATAACTATATTTTGATTTGTCATTGCTACCCTGTAATCTTTTAATGTTAGTTTTCAGTACACACCACACCCTAAAACGTGTCGTCAGGCATTATAGCCACGCTATACTCACAGCGATATAAAGTACAAATACCCAGAATGCACCTTTTACCAATAGGTAAATTAGATTCCAGATTGCGGTATCTAAATTCACTAAAGCCTGAAAAAAATCATTTATATGTTTCATTAAAACGTGTCGTCAGGCCATTAAAACAGTGCTCGGCCTGTTTTTTCGCAAGCGTCTATATATTTAATTGGTTTAACGATGGCTGACACATAGTGCATGGTGTCAACTTGATCTGGTGATAAAGTTATAGGCTTGTGTGAGTTGTTTATACTGGAAAACTGATAGTCTCCATCACGAGTTTTGCTGAAAATTTTAATCATGTTGTGACCTTCTACCGTACGCACAAAAACCTCATCGCCAGATCTGACTGTTGTATTTGGCTCAACCACAACAAATTCACCTGACTGAATGCGTGGCCACATACTGTCACCTTTAACCTTCAACCCGTAGGCGTCTTTATCGTCGCTGTATATCTTCAGCCAGCCATTGTGAGCCTCGATCATATCAACGGCACCATCAACACCTAAGAATGCCTCACCGCGCACCTGAACCATTCCTGAAGGCACTGTGCCTACATATTCGATTTCATCATCTACAGATTGAGCCAGAGACATTATTTGTTTAGATATTGACGGACTTATATCACTAACAGCAACCTTCAATATCTTTGCAAATGTAGCAACTGCGTTCGGGTTTAATGGATTAATTCCATTTAAATAATGACTGACAGCACTTTGGTTGACACCTAGCTTTTCAGCTATGTCTTCTTGATTTATCCCTAGCGTCTTGCGCTTAGAGGAATAGATTGATTTAAGCCTTCTGGCATCTGCCAGTTGCTCTTCTGATAGCGGTTTCTTTTTGTTCATCCCTGCATTTTATTACTATAAGTTATATTTTAAAAATACCGTTGGTATTGACTTTTTTATTACCGAATATAATAATTAAGCTGATTCATTTTAAAGGAGAAGAAGATGAACCAACTAGCTTTACGTGAATATGTCAAGGAGCATGGTCAAGATAAGACGGCTAAAGCAATAGGTGTTACTCAAGGCGCTATCAGTAAAGCGCTAAGAGAAGGGAGAAATATTCTCTTATCACAAACGGAAAATGGCATTAAAGCAATAGAAATAAAGCCATTTCCAAGCACTAAAAAATAATCACCATCACGCTCTTTAACATCGCTAACCCGCTCAGAGTAAATTCTCAGAGCAAACAATCCGCTCATATGGAATGAGCCACGGATCATTACTGCTGTTCCCAATATGGGAAGTAATCTAAGAAGGAATTTAACAAATGGAACTATCAAACGAACGCAAATTTCGAGAAATCGAATCAAAAATCATGAAAGGGATACTTGTTACTGGTGCTAGAGAAGTAGCGAAAAGGACGGGTATTCACGAATCACAAATATCTCGCTGGCAATCTCAACAATCTAAAACGCAATTAAGCTTCATACAACGTTGTGCAAGGCTTTTAGTTGCTATTGGGTATGAGACACCAGATGACACAGTGATATTGCAAGGTGATGAGGCTAGAGCGTTAATTCAAATGCTTGAGCATGTCAAAGCACCAAAAAGAAAAACCTCAACCACGGCGAATGGTGAGGCTTCTCAACAAATGGACTTAATTTAACAACAACCCAATGAGGTAATTATGAATCAAATAACTACTTTAGTAAACAGTGGTGAATTAACCATGAGTAGTCGTGAAATTTCTGAGCTTACAGGCAAGAGACACGACAATGTGATGAGAGACATTAGAAACATGCTATCTGATCTCGGAGCTCCCCTCAAAACTGAGGAGACCGAAGAAATCAATAACTTAGGAATGAGCGTAAAGCAAAAACATTACTTGCTCAACAAAGAAGAATGTTTGTGTCTGATTTCTGGTTACAGCATCAAGTTAAGAATGGCAATCATTAAACGCTGGCAAGAACTTGAATCTCAAAAATCCATTATCCCTCAAACGCTGCCAGAAGCTTTACGTCTGGCGGCAGACTTAGCAGAGCAAAAACAAATCGCAGAACAGAAATTAGCAATCGCAGCGCCTAAGGCTGAATTTGTTGATCGCTATGTTCAAGCTACTGGATTACTGGGTTTTAGAGAGACAAGCAAACTGTTAAAAGTGAAAGATAACTTCTTTAGAGAGTTTCTACTTTCAAAACGAATTATGTACAAACTGGCTGGAAAATTAACACCTTATTCAGAACACCTTGACGCAGGGCGTTTTGATGTAAAAACAGGTGAGAATCAAATCAACGGTCACGCATACACACAAGTTAAATTCACACCCAAAGGAATTCAGTGGATCGCTGGGTTATTGGCAGTGGAGCAATTGGAGGCAGCATGAGCAAGGGGATAGGGATAAATAAAAAGGAAATTACTCACGGGAAGTATGGTTGTAAATGTGCTTACTGTGGAACAAATCTCTCAATCAATGAAATGCATATAGATCATGTTGTACCAAAAAAGTTAGGCGGTAAAAACAATATAAAGAATTTAAACCCATCCTGTCAGAGCTGTAATTCAACCAAGGGAGCAAAAAGCTTAGAGGATTACAGAATTCACTTAATGATAAAAAAATCTAAGTTCTCCGGTGTTATCAACGTCTCACAATGGAGAGACCTTTGTCGGTTAGGTGTGTCAATTCAATTACCAAGTCATTCATTTTATTTTGAGGAGATTAATTATGAGCAGAATAGCTACTGATTGGGCATGGAACCTAGACTTAAAAGCTCCTCAAAAAATACTGATCTTATCTTTAGCTGATAGAGCTGATGAGTATCACTGCTGTTATCCAAGCATACAGCGGTTAGTAAAGGATACAGGGTTAGACAAAAAGACTATTGGTAAATGGATAAACCTAATGATTGAAGATGGCTTGATATCAGATACAGGCGAAAGAAAAGGACCAACAAAAAGAGTAAGAGTTTTACGTTTAAACATTGAGACTGAATGTACCCAAAAACGGGATGATACCAAAAGTGGGAATGTACCCAAAAACGGGTCTTTGAATGTACCCAAAAACGGGTCACAGAATCAGTCACTAGAAACAAACAATGAACCAAAGAAAAAGGGATTTGATGCGAAGAAGGAATCTATCCCTGATTGGTTAGATCGTGAAATTTGGTTTAATTGGATTGATTACAGGAATGAAATTAAAAAGCCCTTCAAAACTAAAAAGACCTTTGAGTTACAGGTTAAATTTTTACTGGAATGTCTCGAAGAGGGTTATTCTCCTGAGGAAATAATTAATCAATCCATAGCTAATGGCTGGCAAGGGTTGTTCAAACCTAAAAATAACCATCAGGCAATAACATCTCAGCAAGGTAGCTGGAACACGCCGGAGGCATGGAGGGATTTCATTTGAAAACCAATTTAATGGCGGTAATCAATAATCGTGATGCTGGCGCTTTAGCCAGAATGTCACAGGGAGATATCACAAAAAAAGTAGTCAATTCAAACGCTGAAAAGATGGTTGATTCACTATTCAAAAGTTTAAAGCAACTCTTTCCTGCGTCAGTTAGTACCGTTTTTAAAAATGCAAATGACGAAATGGACGCTAAGAGACAATGGATCGCTGCCTTTGCAGAAAATGGAATTACTACCAGAGAGCAACTTCAAAACGGTATGCGACATGCAAGAGCAAGTGATAACCCTTTCTGGCCTGCTGTTGGTCAATTTATCAAGTGGTGCAAGGAAGAGGATTATGTGGCTCTTGGTTTGCCTGACGAGGATCAGCTTTACGAACTCTATCGAGAATACTGCAAAATGCGCGGCTGGCGTGAAATGAAATGGCCTTCAAACGCTTGCTACTGGATGGTTACCAAAATTTACTCTGATATGCGAAGTAAAAGCCTAACGGATAATGAGGTTAAAAAGCTTTGCGCCAAAGAGTTAAGAACCATGACTGTAAGAATCAAATCAGGTGAAACCATTCCAGCGCCAGTGCTTCAAGTCGAACACAAGATCACACCAACAAGCCGCAATAAATCACTATCAATAATCGCCAATTTGAAGCAAAAGCACGGCTTCAGATAGCTAAAAGGAATTTAAAAATGATCAAACACAGATTTGGTAAACCTTATGTTAGACGTTTACGTCCTGATGATATCCCTGAATCAGAACAAGCTAAGTGGGCTATTAGCTATATAAATCACCCACAGCATCACTTATCAACGACTAAAGCGTATGCGGTTTGCATGCATGGATTTAAAGGTGTTTTTCAGGTGTGTCTATGCAAGAGATCACTAATGAAGTTAGTAAAAATGACATTGAATGATGCTTAACACGCAAGAGGATTTTTAGATGAACTTATTAAAAAGCACCGTCACCAAGGTTTTAGGTGATCCGGTTCGCCACACTTACAAATCAGATGATGGAACAGAAAATGAATATTACCTAACGCCAGTCGAGTGTGATTGCTGGGGTAATATTTCTAACACGAAAGTGATGACAAATACTCTTGAGCAAGCCAAGGCAATTAAAGTTGGATATGAGTGGGAATCGTGAGGAGGCATCTAATGCAGGGAACTAATAGAGTCAAATGTAGTGAAAGATTGCCCGTTATCGGTGAACCGGTTCTAGCATTTTTAGACGGAACACCATTGGTTTTATTTTTAAATCGGGTCAATCTTAATGATGAAATAACATTATCTCTTCAGTGGGAAGCTACTTATTTACCTAACAAGCCCATCCCATTCTTTGATGTCGAATACTGGATGCCTATACCACCAATGCCAGAGGGTGAATGATGGAATCACCACTTGCACGGATGATTAAGCAACAGGTATTTGACGCCAACGTCGACAGGCTTGTATCGCTCAACGATGAGCAATGGGATTTCATACTGAATGACCAAGATAAACGCGCATGGTCTGGCGGTAATTACTACGGTCACGATTATGACGAATGGGAAATCTACATTGCCTACGATATCAAATATGTGAAAACAGGATTACGGGAGCCATTGTTATGAACGAACTCAAGAAATGCCCGTTTTGTGGTGGACGTGGTGAATATCACTACTTCGAGGATTTGGGTCACTTGGTCATCTGCTCTAACACTATTTGCCCATCAAATAAGTTCGGATATGAAGATGCCGATGAGGCTAAGCAAGCATGGAACAGGAGAGCTAATGATGAATGAACTCAAGAAATGCCCGTTTTGCGGCAGTAAAGTTAAATGGTGTGGAGAGAACGAGCCGAACCCAGAAGATAACCACCTTTGTGATCATATCGAATGTACTAATGCTGATTGTGGCGCTGATTTCTCTTTTACCCACAATAACGATATTTACCCCGATAATTCTGATGACATGACGCCAGAAGAATTAATGCAAATTGACCGTGATTATTCAGCGCAGCGTTTTAACAGGAGGGCTAACAGTGAGTGACCCAATAACATTGATGTACAAAATCAGCATGAACCTTTTTTGCGGGTTAGGCTTTGCAATGGCATTTATCATGCTGAAGGTATTTGACGGGGATAATGACTGGTTCGTTATCACGATGAAGGTTATATCAGCAACAGCGATAATCCTTTGGTTAATATCTATGGCTTATATTTGTTTTTTCTTATTCAACAACGTGTTTCTGGAAAAATGAATAGGAGGTTAACTTGGAAGCAGATTTTCTCTTCCACGAATCAACCAAAAATACCGCATGGCAACACCTCAAAGAAGTTCTAGCAACAAATCAACCACACCGAATCATCATTAAGCCTTGGAAAAACAAGCGCTCACTATCTCAGAATGCCACTTTTCATTTGTGGTGCACAGAGATAAGCAAATACCTGTGTAAGAACAACGCCAATTACACACCAGAAGCCGTCAAGGAGATGCTTAAGCATACATTCCTAGGTTATGAGGTGGTTGATATGGTTGACGTTACTACACAGCTTACAGAGCGCGTAAGGACACTTCGGAAAACATCAAAACTTGATACAGGTGAAATGTTCCACTTCATGGAGCAGGTTGAACGCTGGGCGGTAGGTATAGGTTGTTTCGTGACGATACCTGATAACTCTGAATACATGAAACTCAAGGAGCAACAAGAGAGATGAAACTTAAAAATATTTTAGATGCCATGCAGTGCGGAGCTAACTGGTTATTTGGAATGTATCAGCGTCCATACCTTAAAGAGTGGGATGATTATCTAAATTACCTGATCGACGAATGCGGTGTTGTGGAAGAGTGTAGTTGCACAATCACATTTAATGATAACGGTGAAAACGTAAAGGTTTGGAAAGAAAATAAATATTATGCCTATGGTTATCAATGCAAATTTCACAGCGATGAGGCATATGAGTTCAGACCGTCATTCAGGACGATGATTAAATTATCAAACCTTGTTGATAATCGCGAGCGGAATCGAGTGAATGCTTTCGCCCGTGAGCTGAAGCAGAAGGTGAGAAAATGACAGATAACGTAAATAACCCACCACACTATGCATCAGGTGACATTGAGTGCATCGATGCCATTAAAGCCAGCATGACCAAGGAAGCGTTCCTAGGCTATCTCAAGGGCAATATTCAAAAGTATGTCTGGCGATACGAAAAGAAAATAAATCCAGTCGAAGATTTGAAAAAGGCTAGTTGGTATATGGAACGAATGGTTAGTGAGATGGAGACTGAGAAATGACGCCAGAAGAAAAGTTAAAGCAATATGACGAGAAGTTAGAAGAAGCTCATAAGTTGGTTCGATTTATCGAAGAAAGTCGCCGTGAGCACATCAACCGTTACAACTTAAACAGGAAGTGATCATGACTGAAGAGCAATACAGGACTTATGCGCGAGTGATAGTGGTTGGTCGTGAGTTTATCTCATTTAATCACAACACTATTTCAGCGGTAACAGGTTTAACACCCGCAAGAGTTGGAACTATTTTAAGAAAGTTGCTTGCATTCCAGTGTGTAGAGCATGTTGAAACAAAGAGTCGTAAACGCACTCGACCAATCAATAACTACGCCGTTACAGACGATGCAATTACTAGACTGAGAAGCCAGTTTGAAAAAGAGCGTCTGGCTAACCTCCCACTCTTTCCAAAAGCTAAAAAGGTTGAAGCAAAGAAGCCTAGAAAAGTGCTGGATGATTTTATGTGTGGATTGTCATTTGTCGATAAGGCTAACGTATCAGGCATGGGTAATCCGATGCTAATGAAGTTTGATTCATTATTGAGCGGGGTGAGAATGTGAGTGAAGAACGCAACGGAATTTACCTCCGAATCAATGGTGATCAATATCGGCATATTTGGGTGGTTGGTGATATTCATGGATGCTTCAATCTATTAAAAAGGAATATGTATCGAATTGATTTTGATAAAGAAAAAGATTTATTGATTTCAGTTGGTGACCTAATCGATAGGGGTGATCAGAATGTCGAATGCCTAGACCTGATTAATGAAAGATGGTTTAGAGCGGTACGTGGAAATCATGAACAAATGGCTATTGATGCCTTGTTTAATGGTGGGGATGTCAATAACTGGCTATACAACGGTGGTAATTGGTTTTTTCTGCAAAATTATGAGGAAGAGATTTTATCTCGCGCCTGTTTAGCTAAAGCAGAGAAACTGCCATTCATTATCGAAGTAAATACAGATGGGAAAAAGACTGTCATTGCACATGCTGATTATCCATCCGATGAATACGAGTTCGGCAAACCAGTAGATGAGCAGTATGTGATTTGGAGCCGTGATCGCATTGGTGACGATAACGTCCGTGAGATTAAAGGTGCGGACCTATTTCTATTTGGTCACACACCAATGATTAAAGGTATCGAAAAGCGCGCTAATCAGGAATACATCGATACTGGCGCGGTGTTTGGTTATGGGCTAACTATGAGGCAAATCAAATGAACTGCATGTCATGCAATAGACCGCTAACAGATGACGAAATTTACGTGTGTACCCAGTGTGCTGATGAATACGCTCATTTGGAAGTGATGGATAAAGTCAAAGGAGAGGGAGATGGCGAACTTACGCAAAGAAGCTCAAGGCCGTGAATGCCAAATTAGAATACCGGGAGTGTGTAACGGTAATTCTGAAACTGTCGTCTTAGCTCATTATAGAATGTCGGGAATTTGTGGTACTGGAATAAAGCCTAATGATGTATTTGGTGCTTGGGCGTGTAGTGCTTGTCATGATGAATCAGATAGGCGCACTCACTATGTTGATGCTGAATACGCAAAGCAATGTCATTTAGAGGGTGTTATTCGCACTCAGGACATTCTCATCAAGGAGGGTAAGATTAAGGTATGAATGAATATCACTTAAAATTGCCGTGGCCACCGAGCAACAATACGTATTGGAGGCATTGTAGAGGACGGCATTATATCTCATCCAAAGGCACCAACTACCGAAAGCAAGTAACAGATTACATCAAGCAACATAACCTAGACGTCAAAACTACTTCTCGCATCAAAATAGTCATCACCGCAAATCCCCCAGATAAACGACAAAGAGACCTTGATAACTTGCCTAAAGCAGTTTTCGATTCGTTAACTCATGCCGAATTCTGGGTGGACGATAGCCAAATTGATGATATGCGGATCCGTCGAGGTGAAAAGGTTACTCATGGCTCATTAGATATCACGATATGGGAGATAGATGATGTTCACTGACTTAATCGCAGCTATTGAAGAATGCAGGTTTAGGGCATTAACAGAGCGCACTGGTGATAAAACAAAGCGCTATTTATCAGTTATTCAATTAAATAACGGATTCATGAAAGTCGTCGAAACAGTACAGGCGAAGAGATGTGGAAACCGGATCATGTACTCAGTCGGTTGCGATAGGTATCACACAGTATTACCGGAGGCGAGATGAATCTAGAAAGCGCTGTTAAATATCACTTCGCTAAAACCACATCGATATCAGATGCGCCTAGCTCGACATCGCCAGATAGATTAACCGGCACTGATGTAATGGGTGCTTTTGGCATGTGTCAGAGTAAAGAGTCATTCGGCTATTCAGCATTCTTGGGGAAGATGGGAATAAGCCGAAATGACATAGATAAAGCGATACAACTTTTAACTAGGCATGCATTGAATCACTGCGACAAGGTTCCAGCATTACGCAAGCTCGATATGAATGTTAAGCGAAAGGTAATGCAAATACTCGCAAAATTCGCTTATGCAGATTATTGCAGATCGGCATCAAGTGTTACTGAGTGCGTAAGGTGCAACGGATCAGGTTTTAAGGTAAAGGAGATTAAGGTTAAAAAAGTCTTTGGTAAAGAAGTTCGCATTATTGATGACACAGAGTCATTCGCTTGTGATAAGTGTAACGGTAAAGGTTATGTTTCTTGTGCGTGCAATGACTGCAAAGGGCGTGGCATGGCAATAGACAAGGAAACGCTAAGGTTAACTGGTGAAGCTGTCAGTATGCCTTGTAAGCGTTGTTCTGGTCGTGGTTACGAGCGAATACCTGCATCAAAGGCTTTTCAGGCTGTGTCTCATTTAGGGATTACGATTGATCAATGGAAGCGTTCAGTTAGTAAATTTTATGAGTCATTGGCGGTTGAGTGTGAAAAAGGAGAAAGTAACGCAGATTACATACTAAAAAAGGTAACAAATTAAAAACGAATACTTCTAACGAATGAATTGACTTTTGCACCTTTCTGTGTAAATATCGTTCTAACGATGGGTTATTGCCATTTCGTTAACGTTAAAAGAATTCAAGACCTCGCTTCGGCGGGGTTTTTTGTTATCTAACATGGCAAAATATATCGTTTGTAAGTCCATGCTGGTGCATGAGTAGCGCTACATGCTGTTAGCCCACGAAACGGGCATAATTCCAACCTGTAAGTAATCATTACAAGTTCAACCATCCGGAATTACTGGATAGTTCACATGTTCGGTTATTCCGAACAACTGACTAGTGGCAAACCCCTGCGTGGGCTATATAGTTGATGATCTACAACAATAAATCCCTTGTTTATCCATTGTGTTATTTGTTGCGGTTTCACTTCGCAAGCTCTAGCAAATTCAGCATTATTCCCGTTGTAATGCAATTTTATATATTCTTGTAGTGGCATGATTAGCACTCTATTTCTTGTAATTCACGATTAACACAATATGCGATATAAACAGTACCTTGCTCATCAAATGACTCAGCGCAGTCATAACCTAACTTATGAGCCAAGATGCCTTGGAATTGCTGGATAGACCAATCTATATATGCACAATCTCCAGTGAATTCCATATCGTCATAAATACTTGTTGTTTCATCCAGTAAATCAGCTAACACGCTGTCTTCTGCGTCAAATAGAACTGAAATGCTATTACGCATCATATCGAAAACTTCTTGAACAGCATCTTCGCTTGTGTTGTGCTCGTAGAAAAAACGTTTAGTGCGGATTACGTTTTCAACTTCTAAGTTATATTTGAAATTGCATTTGGTTAAGTTGTAGCTATTGTCTTCCTCTCCAAAAAACAGGCATCCTCTATATGGAAGATCATAAGCAACGAAATCTTTAACCTCAGTAATTCTTTCAGAGCTTGCGTGAGTGATAATCATTTTTTTATTCCTTAATCTTGTTTGTATGAATATAAAGTAAAATACTTTACATGTAAAGTATTTTACTTTATATTTATTTAGATGCTTGAAGTAAGTCACATTCAGAAGATCGCTTAGGCGGTCTTTTTTTGTATATGCCGACCACAGAATCAATCACAACACCTCACGTTCACACAAGAGTTGTGAGTCGGCGTTCTATTAACTAATTCCTCCAAATAGGGGGTGAGTATGAATCATATGAAAGAAAACCCCGATTTATGGGCTCAAATGCTTAACCTCATCGTTATGAATAAAGAGCAAGGTATTAGTGCAGTTCTAGCTGGCTCAATGGCAGTTCTTCGAGGTCGATACAATGGCGGTGGATGGGGTAAGACTCTTATTGACGGCTTGATGTGTGCATTCTTCGCTTGGTTTGTAAAAGACCTATTAACTCTTCTTGGTATTAATCACGAGTTGGCATATCTAGCTAGCGTGTTTATTGGGTATGTCGGTGTTGATGCGTTAAGTAAAATTATTAAAGGCAGAGCGGGGGTGAAAAGTGAGTAAGTTTAGATTAAGCAAACGTAGCGAAGAAAACCTCCGTGGCGTTCATCCTGATTTGGTTAAGGTAGTACATCGAGCATTAGAGATTACCGATATTGATTTTATGGTGATTGAAGGTAAGCGCAATGAAGCTCGTCAACGACAATTAGTTGCAAGTGGTAAAAGCCAAACGATGAACAGTCGCCACTTAACTGGTCACGCTGTTGATTGTGCTCCTCTGGTAAATAATCAGATCCCTTGGAACGATTGGTCATACTTTAAAAAAGTAGCTGATGCCATGATGCAAGCGGCGAAAGAGCTAGGTGTCGATATCGAGTGGGGCGGTAACTGGAAAACATTTAAAGATGGTCCTCATTTCCAATTAACCCACAAGGCATATCCGGCATGAGTAAATTAACACCTTGGGTTCCTGTGATTTTATGGGGCGCAATGCTGTTCTTTTCAGTGCTAGCCATGAAAGAAGTTGTTGACCTGAGTAAAAAAAACCAATCACTCACCGAGCAACTCTCACGCCAAAACTCAATCACAGAAAACGCCAACCGTACATTCAGGATTATCAACAATGTCTCATCACTTAATAGCGAAGAGCGGAATAGGTCAGCCGTGGATTCTGAAAAAGTTAAAACAGTTATCAAAACTGTTCTTGTCAATAATGATTGCGCCAATACTGCTATTCCTAGTGACGCTCTTATCAGGATGCACGACTATTCAGAAAGAATACGTGCCAGTGGAGCATATAGCGATACCGGCACACCTAACCGCTGATTGTCTATTGCCATACATACCAGAACAAATGACATGGGGAGAATCGTTAATGCTAAACATCTCCCTATTATCGGTTATTGAGCAATGTAATTCAGACAAGAAAGCAATACGGGAAATTGAACAACAACGAGCCTCTAAGTAATTAGGGGCTTTTTTTATACCAATAGAAACAGGAAGAAAATATGTTTACTTTAAAAACTATTGTTAACGGTGATGTCAGTCTAAGAAGCGAAAGTAGTCTATCAATAATTAAACTAGGTAGCCCTCGATTCATTGAGTTACTTGATAAGTTTAAAAATTGGTCAAACCCTGATTACGCCATTGAGACTCCAGCGGTTTACGAAGATGCTGAGTGTACAAAAGCGATACAGGAAGAAGGGATTATTGTTAGTGAAAAAAGCATTGATCACGTCGATGTGCAAAAAGACTGCATTGCAATCATCGTTACAGAATGTGAGTCAGTTACTCACCCGAATATGAAAGAATTTAACGGACAGATGTTTGAATTCATTTACAAGGGTGAATCAGCTTATATAACTGACGCAAACGGACATACTGTAGAAGTAGTTCGATAGAAAACAATCGCCTCGCAATAGCGGGGCTTTTTAATGGAGAAATATCATGGCAGTACAAGGTTTCGATAACCCAACTCAATTCCGTGAAGAACTGGATAAAAGCATTCCAAAAGAATAACCCCGACAAGGTAACAGGAGGTGATCCTTCTTGCTGACGGGTAAGCCGTAAGTGACCAAAGTAACGTAGTGATACGTGATGATGGTTGCGATCAGTTGTAAGGATTTATTCAATTCAGCACCAATAGATGTATAGCGTGCAAATTTAGTGTCACGCCCGACACACATAAACCAAAGAACCTTTCAGGATGAGCCTTGAGGATAATCAGCAGTGGTCTGGTTAACCCTCTTTGGGCTGGTTACTCCTGGGCGCAAGGTTCATCTCTAAAAGGAACTAACTATGAAGCATTTAATTAAGAAATCTGGCAATCAACCAGTAGTAACAACAGATGTCATCGCCAATGAGTTTGGAAGAGATCACTTCCGAGTGATGAATAGTATTGAATCGTTAATTGCATCTCAACATTTAGGAGCCTCCGATTTCAGAGCCTCCTCTTATGTTACTAAACAGAAAAAAGAACTCCCTTGTTATGAACTAACTGAGCGCGGGTTTCTGATCGCGATGCCGTTTATTGGTGGAGAGAAAGCAAGGGATGGGCAAGTTAGACTAGTTGATAGTTTTATTCAGTTCCGTGAAAAAGCAGCGAGAGAGGCTAAAGTTCAAATAGAGCGCAATGTTGCTCGAATGGAATATAAGCCGATGACCGATGCTGTGAAAGAAAGCAAAATTCAAGAGGGGAAAGAACCAGCGCATTATCATTTCAGTAATGAAGCTGACTTAATCAATCGCATCGTGCTGGGTGTGTCATCAGCTAAATTCAGAAAAGACAATGACATTGGGAAAACCGACCCAATTCGCGATTATCTTTCACATCAGCAAATTCATGCAATAACCGAACTACAAAGAGCTAACACAGTGTTTATTTCGATGGGTTGGGATTTTGAGCAGCGGAAAGAATCACTAAAAGGCCTGTTCAATAAAAACCATAAGCAACCATTACTCGATGAGATGCATAGATTGGCGGCATGAGGATATCACTATGAAAATAAAAAAAAACTGGACTAACAACAGGTCAATCTTTTTCAATATTAGCCATATTTATGGTTGTAGCTCTATCAATAAGCTTCTTCTTGTCATGGTGCTTGCTACATATTTGGAACTGGTTTGTTGATTCAGCAGGATTCGATTTGGCAATAAACATCAACTGGGGAACCGTAGTTGGATTATCGGTAATCCTATGGGTTCTTAAGTCGATATTTGGCAAGAAAGAATAGGCCCTAGTGGCCTTTTTTATTGGGTGGAATATGAAAACAGGAACACTGCATTACAAAATGACACTGCGCCGTTACATGCACCCAGTGTTTATTATCGGCGCTTTAATTAACAGCACTTGGTTAATGAAGCTCTGTTTTAAGAAAGAAATTGTGTTTGAAGGCCAAGAAGTGGAGTTGAGTAGTGAATAAATATCACGTAATAGCAACTAAGAAAGACGGCACCACATACGAAGGCATGATGACCACTAAAGAGCCTCGTGTGACGAACGGTTTAATCGGTATCGCATCACTCGATGGATCATGGGTATACATATCACCTGATGAGATTAGTGATATTAAATATGTGCCAGTGGTTGAACAGTAAATGATTATTCATTTTAGAAAATTCTACAAATGTCATTCTTTGAGTGGCATTGATAGAGTTTTATATAGGTTTATATCCTTAACGGTGTCATTGATTGCCGGAGATATATAAACGAAACCAGTTAATTATTCTAAAAGAGGCTGATTAATGGCGACTGAAAAGAAAATGGGTCGCCCTTCTGATTACTTACCAGAGGTGGCGGACGATGTATGCGCTCTAATTGCCGATGGTGAAAGTTTGCGCTCTGTATGCAAGCGACCAGGAATGCCAAACACAACTAAAGTCATGCGTTGGTTACGAGAATATCCTGACTTTCGTGAACAGTACGCGAAAGCAATGGAATCAAGAGCTGATGCCGTTTTTGAAGAGTTGTTTGATATTGCTGATGATGTAACAGAAGAACCAGCGGCAGTTGCTAAGGCAAGGTTAAGGATAGATACCAGAAAGTGGGCTTTAGCAAGAATGAGCCCTAAAAAGTATGGTGACAAGGTAACTCAGGATATTGATTTGAAATCATCTGACGGTTCGATGTCACCAACAAAAATAGTTCTGGTTGCCGGAGGTAGCAATGACGGTAGCAAGGATTGAAATACCGCCTAAATTAATTCCGGTTTTTGAAGGTAACTATCGCTATCGATGTTCACACGGCGGGCGAGGATCTGCAAAGACAAGAACATTTGCATTAATGACAGCGATTCGTGGCTATATGGCTGCAATGAATGGTCAATCTGGTGTAATACTTTGTGCTCGTGAGTACATGAACTCGCTAGAAGAATCATCAATGGAAGAGGTAAAGCAGGCGATTAGGTCCGTGCCTTGGTTAAATGATTTCTATGAACTCGGTGAGAAATATATCCGCACAAAATGTCGCTCTGTCAATTATGTGTTTGCAGGGTTACGACATAACTTAGATAGCATTAAGTCTAAGGCGAGAATATTAATTGCTTGGGTTGATGAAGCTGAATCAGTATCAGAAATAGCATGGACTAAATTAACACCCACTGTTCGTGAAGCTGGATCTGAAATATGGGTGACATGGAACCCAGAAAGAGACGGTAGCGCTACTGATAAACGATTTAGAAAGAATCCTCCTGATAATGCCGTTGTTGTTGAGATGAACTACGGAGATAACCCGTGGTTTCCATCAGTGCTTGAAGAAGAGCGATTAAGTGATCAGGAAAGACTGGACTCTGCTACTTACGCATGGATTTGGGAAGGCGCTTATCTTGAAAACTCCGATAAGCAAGTGTTAGCGAATAAATACGTTGTTCAATCATTCCCTGATGACCTGTGGCAGAAAGCAGATAGGTTGCTTTTCGGTGCTGACTTCGGTTTTGCTAAAGACCCTAACACGCTATTGCGCCAATTCATTCTAAACGACTGCCTGTACATCGAGTACGAGGCATACGGAATAGGTGTTGAGCTTGACCACATGCCAGCGTTTTACGACAAGATACCTGAATCTCGCAAGTGGCCGATTAAAGCAGACTCCGCACGACCCGAAACAATCAGCTATTTAAAGCGCCAAGGTTTCAATATATCCGCAGCTAAAAAATGGCAGGGTAGCGTAGAGGATGGCATTACACATCTACGCGGATTCAAGCAAATAATCATTCATCCTCGCTGTAAAGAAACAGCAAAAGAAGCTCGTCTTTACTCATACAAAACAGACCGGATCACTGGTGAGGTTCTTCCCGTTATTGAGGATAAGAACAACCACTGCTGGGATGCGGTTAGATATGGGCTTGATGGGTATATCACACAAAAATCAAACGCAGGCCTATTGGTTCCAAAACGATTACTGAGGCGATAATGCAAGAAAACATGAAACTAGCCGTCAATCACATGGTGAGTGATGCGATAGCTCGTGCCCGTATGGCTTTGGTTAATCCAACCATGGGGCTTGATGCAAAGCGATCATCTGCTTGGTGTGAATACGGATTCAAACAAGATTTAACCTTTGAGGATTTATATAAACTATTTCGCCGTGGTGGGATTGCCTTTGGTGGGGTAACAAAACTCGTAGGTAATTGCTGGAAAACATCACCTCAAGTGATTGAGGGTGATAAAGCAGATAAATACAAGAAAGAAACAACTTGGGAAGCTTCATTTAAAAAGTACGTGAATAAACGTATTTGGAAAGCGTTCAAAGAAGCAGATCAGAAACGTCTTGTTGGTCGCTATGCGGGTTTAATTCTTCATATCAATGATAGTGGAAAGTGGCATGAGCCTGTCACGAAATCAAAGCTACTTAAAAAAGCAACGCCAGCATGGGCGAATGCAATTAAGCCTACTGATTGGGTAACGGATATTAATTCTCCTAATTACGGTCAACCTAGTATGTGGCAGTACACGGAGACGTTGCCAAATGGCGGAACAAGAAATATCAATATCCATCCTGATAGGATTTTCATTCTTGGTGATTATTCAGTTGATGCTATCGGTTTTCTTGAGCCTGCCTATAACGCCTTTGTAAGCCTTGAAAAGGTTGAAGGCGGATCTGGTGAATCATTTCTTAAAAACGCAGCAAGACAGCTAAATATTAACTACGAAAAGGAAGCTAGTCTTGATGAAATGGCAAGAATGTATGGTGTTGACATTGCTGGGTTGCAGGAAATTTATAATGAAGTAGCAAGAGAAATCAACGCAGGTAATGATTCGGTTCTTGTTACGAAGGGCGCAAATGTCAGCCCTATGGTTACGGCTGTATCTGATCCAACACCAACCTATATGGTTAACTTGCAAACCGCATCAGCCGCAATGGATATTCCATCAAAAATACTGGTTGGCATGCAAACGGGTGAAAGAGCCAGTACCGAAGATCAGAAGTATTTCAATGCGCGATGTCAATCACGCAGAGAAAGCGAACTCTCATTTGAAATAGAGGACTTCATCGATCACCTAATTAACATCAAGGTACTAGAGCCTATCGGTGAGAAAACGGTTGTTTGGGATGACTTAAACGAACAGTCATCAATAGATAAGCTCGACAGCGCTGAGAAGATGAGCAGAATTAATCAAGCAGCTCTCTCTACTGGTGAGCCAGTGTTTAGCGTCGAAGAAATTAGGACGGCAGCTGGCTATGAAAATGATAGTGAAGAGCCATTAGGTGAAACTGATGAAGATACAGAAGATAAGGACGGCGATAAGACCCGGAACGAAAGCTGATCCAACATCAGTCGATAAACTAGAACGTGGCGCAATGAGAGAGTTTGCGAAACGCATTAGAAGAATATCAAAAGGCTATATTCAACTTCTTAATAGAATCCCCTCTGAGCCAGTCGTCAATAGAAAATACCAATTCGATTTAGACCCTAACTATCTATCAATACTATTGAGAGATGGCGAGCTAATGGTTGATGAGGTACTTCTGAATGGTGGCGAGTTCGGTAACTTTCTTTTCCTCGAATACGTCAGTACAGCATACGAGAGAGGAACAGCGCAGCAGTACGCAAATCTAGCGCAACAATCAACTTCCTACGCAGCTACTCAACAGAGCATAGCAACGATACTGATGAGTGAACCATATCAGTTAAGAATGGCTCTAGTTCGCGCTCGTGTGTTCGAAGAGATGAAAGGGCTGTCTGGTCAGGTTAAAGCTGACATGGCTCGCATTCTCACAGATGGTATCGCGAGAGGTTTAAATCCTCGTGAAGTGGCGAGAAACCTAACTAATCAAGCTGGCATTGAAACTCGCAGAGCTAATCGGATAGCAAGGACAGAGATACCAAGCGCATTGCGTAGGGCACGATTAGATGAAGCTGACGAAGCCAAGGAAATGCTTAACCTTGAAACTCGTGAGGTTCATATCTCCGCACTAAGCCCAACAACAAGGGCTAATCATGCAGCTAGACACGGGAAGATGTTTACGTCTGATGAGCAACGTGATTGGTGGGCTCGTGATGCTAATTCAATTAACTGTAAATGCTCAACTGTAACCGTTCTTGTTGATAAAGACGGCAAGCCTTACAACAAGACTCTCATCAATAAACTGTTAGAGGAAAAAGAAGCCATGAAAGAACGTGGTTATCAATGGGCGGAGGAATAACTGATGCCAATTCAAGTAAACGTCACGACCAAGGTTAATAGCGCCTCTATTCGGCGTGAAACATACAACGGTCGTGAACACATTATTATCCCAAGTTACACGCTCCCAGCAAACGTCATTATGAATGGTGGATTATATCCAGCAAGTGAGATTGACGCCCATTACCGAGAGTTAGAAGGCACTCCTGCGCCATTAGGCCACCCTACGCTTGATGGTCAGTTTGTATCAGCGCTTTCTTTCGAGGGTCTTAATGTTGGGTATATCGGCGCAGCAAACAGAAATGTTTCCAAGGTCGGTAATCGCATCTATTTAGAAAAGTGGATAGATGTAGATAAGGCTAAAGAGTCAGAAGGCGGTAAAGAAGTTCTTCAGCGCGTCGAAGCGATTGAAAGTGGTGAAAGTTCAGAGCCAATTCATACGAGCGTTGCTGTTTTTCTTGAGCAGATCGAAGCAAACGAAGAACAGAAAGCGCAGGGTTATAACTGGATTGCAAAGATACACAGCATGGATCATGACGCAATTCTGCTTTATGAGTCAGGCGCAGCAACACCAGCTCAAGGTGTCGGAATGATGGTTAATGCTGACCAAGCCACAGAGGTTAAAACTAACAGTGGCGCTCTAGTTGGTGAAACTTATCGTGAAAAATCACATCGCCTTGAAATGGCCGCAAAGAAACAGTTCGTTGCTGGTGATGGTTACGTGTGGGTATCGGACTTTACAGACACTCATGCAGTAATCGTTATCGATGGAGGCAATGCAAAACTACATTCCTACACAAATGAAAATGGCAACATCACCTTTGATGCGCAAGGCGAAGAAGTTGAGCGTCAAGAGTCGTGGGTGAAGGTTGTAACAAACAAACTTAAATCAGCTTTCAGTAAACCGCAGGCAAGCCCTGCAATCAATAACAGCACGGAGGGCGACATGCCTTTAACTCAAGAAGAAAAAACAGAGCTTTATTCAGAAATCGGCAATCAAATTGCTGCGAATGTAACAAAAGCATTGGAAGGTATCACATCAAAAATTGATACGTTACAAGCCAATCAAGATCAGTTAAAAGAAACCTTAACCGCAAATCAACGCGCAGAAGAAACCGAAATGCGAAAAGCAGTTGCCGAAAAATACGGTGAAGTGGTGGCTAACTCACTGCAAGGTCAAGCACTGATCGACATGCATAAACAAATTGGTGACGCAGCAAGTTTGGCCGGCAACTCAGGCGCACAGCAAGAGCAAGCTGGCGCACCAGATCCAGCAGCATACTTTGGAGGTGCTAAATAATGGCTACTAGTCGCTATCGCCGTGTAAACCTTGACGGTAAATCAATCACAGAAACTCGCGCAGCAAAAGCAGTTACGTTGCCGGGCACTTTTGTTGTTATTAACGCAGACAATGAGTTCGCTCAAGCCACCGTATTATCTGGTCGCATTTATGTAGCCAATCCATCATATCACCAAGGGCTATCTATTCGTGATGGCGTTCCGGTTGGTGATTCTCTAGTTGGTGAGTATGTAGAAGAAGGTCGAGAGCTGGCTGTATTGGTTCCTGCTGGCGATTACAAAAAAGACTCACCGATCAAACTTGGTGCTGATGGTAAAGGCGCTCTTGCATCCGCTGATACGGAATCAGTAATTGGCTACTCTCAAGATGAAGTGACGCTAAAAGCTGATGATTTCATTCGTGTTCGCTTTCGTGTTGGCACTGTGGCTACTGCAACTACTGATCAATAAAAAGGAAAAAACATGTTTTATACTGCTGAAACTTTAGCAACAAATAGCCGACTGCAACGTCAGTGGGATAGCCTATGGGCTACACGTAATATCTATAACACGCAACATAACCTGATGATAAACCAGTATCGGAATGTTATGGATGGTGAGACTTTAGCGGCAAACCAGTCAGGCGGTTTCTCTAAGGACTTTTGGAAAGAAGTAGATAACAATATTATTCAGTTGCGCGACCAAGAAACAGGCATGGAAATCGTCAATGATTTAATGGGCCTGCAAACAGTGTTACCAATTGGCAAAACAGCGAAACTGTATAACGTGGTTGGCGATATTGCTGATGACGTATCAATCAGCATCGATGGTCAAGCACCATACTCTCATGATCACACCGATTATGGTTCTGATGGTGACCCAATCCCAGTATTTACCGCTGGCTTTGGTGTTAACTGGCGTCATGCGGCGGGTTTAAGCACAGTTGGTATTGACCTTGTTCTTGATTCTCAAACTGCAAAAATGCGTCAATTCAATAAGAAAGTAGTTAACTACTTCTTAAATGGTGATGCATCTATTAGTGTTGAGGGATACAAAGGTCAAGGCCTGAAAAATCACCGCAACACAGCGAAAATCGACTTAGGAGCTTCTGGTGCTAATATCGATTTAACCACTGCTGACTTGCCTGCATTGTTAGCGTTCTTTGGTTTTGGTGGTGCGTTCGGTCAGACTGCATTCAACAACAAAGTGGACGCTTACGATGTTATGTGGGTAAGCTACGAAGCATGGGGTAACTTAATCAAGCCTGTGGTTGTTTCTGTCGGTGCTGGTGCAGGTAACAGCGTGGTAAATGGTCGCATTATCGATACGTTACTACCATATGCTGGTGTGAAAGAAATTCGTCCTACTTATGCGCTTAAAGGCTCTGAGTTTATCGCTTATCAACGCCGTAAAGATGTAGTGACACCGTTAGTTGGTATGGCAACAGGTGTTGTTCCTAAGCCTCGCTTTATGCCACAGGAAAACTATAACTTCCAAATCATGAGTGCAGCAGGTCTGCAAATTACTCGTGACGGTGACGGAAAGTCTGGTGTGGTTTACGGTGCCAAACTGAGCTAAGGATCTGTAATGACAAAGTACGAGGTTATTATCCCTTGGCATGGTGTCGAAAAAGGTCAGGTGGTTGAGTTAGAAAATCTTCATCCAGCCTTTAAGGCTAATGTTAGAGCATTATCTAATGATGCCGCTGAGTTGGTCCCAGCCACACCAAAAGCCAAGTCTAAAAAAGACAAAGATGAATAGCCGCGAAAGCGGTTTTTTTATGCCCTCGAAAGGGGGCTTTGCTTTGTGAGGTAATCATGATCACAAAAGAGCAAGCCAAAGAGTACCTGACAGGGCAGGGAATAGAATTACCTGATTTTATTCTTGATGCACTTATTGAACAGGTAGGCAGTATTCAAGAGTGTCTTGATAAACACTATCCATCAGCAACCGCGCTGTTAATCCAGATGTACTTACTATCACTTATGGCGCTTGGTCAAGGCGATAAGTATATCAGCTCACAAACAGCACCTAACGGCGCGTCACGCTCATTTCGATATCAATCGTTTGGTGATAGATGGAAGGCGGCTGCATCACTCTTGCGTGGCTTGGATAAGCACGGCTGTGCAAATGGGTTAATACCAACCGATCCAACTCAAACTGCTCACGCTGGTTTGTGGATAGCGAAAGGTGGCTGTATGTGTAGGGGGGCGTAATGAGTTCAGTTGCGAATTGGGCTTACACCTCGTGGGCTACTTTATGGCGACCAAACGGAAAAGATAAATACGGCAAAGTTACATTCTCAGAGCCGGTTCATTTTCTTTGTGGCTATGGTAGTGAGCTTAAGTCTGGAAAGTTAGATATCGGCTCTGAAATCACCATTAAGTTGGTTTTCTGGACTGAGTATGCTGATGCTAAAAAAGGTGATTTTATCGCTATCGGTAAGCACTCAGGCGATCCGTTGTCTGTCGGTGCTGATGAAATAAAATTCATCAAACGCGATGAAGACCTATTTGAGCATATTGCAGATGACTACACTCTGATAACGGCGGTGTGATATGGGCGCAAAAGTGAGAGGAATCTCTCAGGCTAACGCAAACCTTAGGGCGCTTGTTGGTGATATACAAGGTAAGAAAGTGATGAGAGCTATTCAGTCAGCTTTATTGATTGGTAGTACTCAGGCGGCTATATACACACCTATTGACACATCAACACTTATCAATTCTCAATTCAGGGAAGTCACTGTTAATGGCACTAGAGTAACCGGTCGCGTCGGATATACAGCAAACTACGCGGTTTATGTTCATGATCCAAGAATTAAGCAAAACTTTAGGCGTTCAAGTGCTCGTAAAGAGTTCTTATCTCGTGGTTTTGAAGATGAACGCAAGGCTATTGATGACGCGATGAGACGGGAGCTTCAAATATGATACATGAGAAGTTTGAGCGCTACTTAAACAGAGGTAATTTACTTGATGGTTTCATCGTTCAATATCTGACGTGGAATGAGCAACCAGACGAAAAAACTCAGCAATATGCTGTTATTCAGCCTGATGATGGTAGTGGTCGATTTGCTGATTTGGGTGCTGATGATTTCGTGACGCTTGTTCTAGTATCTGCGCAGTATGATCCTGAGCCAACAGTGATAAGAGCTAATGAAATTCTAAATTACGTTGCTAACAACTCGTTAGATTGCGAACTCAATTCAATCTACAACTTAGGCGGTCTACCAAGGCCCATACCGACAGAAGAAGGTCGGTTTATCCTCAAGCTTTCTTTCCGCTGTACATCTTAAATTAAACACATCTCAACAGGTCGCTTATGCGGCCTTTTTTATTTGCAAATAAAGAGGTTATAACATGTCTCAATGTCCTGACAAAAAAGGGTTGGTAATGGGTAACGCAGGTATTCTGCGCATTGCAAAAGGCTGCCCTGACCAAGTACCAGCACAAGATCAATTCTTACGTTTAGGTGCGTTAACAAGCAAGTCATTCGATTTCGGTATGGAGACAGTGACATCTAATGCTGATGACACCAAAGGCTTAACTGAGTCAATTGTTACTGGCGCTGACTTTACCATTAGTTTCGATGGTGAATTAAAGAAAGCTGGTGTAACCGGTTCTACTTCCGCGTTTGATATTGCCAAAGAAATCCTTGATGAAATAAAAGCAAGTCGCCAACCAGATTATTGGATTCAACTTGATATGAAAGGTGATGGTTCTGATGTTGTTCAGGGCTATATGTTATTTACATCATGGTCAATGGAATTTCCAACAAAAGAAATTTCCACTTATTCGGGTGAGCTAAAAGTTGCCGATGCAGAAACGGTTGAATGGCTACAAGAAGAAATCGTTGTTGAAAGTATTGCCGTCGAGCCAGCCATTCTGTCTGTAAAGGTGGGTGAAACCAAGACATTTACCGTCAAATTTACCCCAACCGATGCGACGAACAAAAACTATACTGCCGTAAGCGATAAGCCGAACTTTGCAACAGTTACCCAGCTTGTGAGCGTGGTCACTGTGCGTGGTGTTGCTGAAGGTACTGCAAATATCACTGTTACATCCGAAGATGGTAATAAAACTGCAAAATGCGTGGTCACTGTTACCGCTGCTTAATATTACAAAGGGTGCTTTCGAGTACCCTTGATAATATTCAGGAGGGATTATGACACCTATTTTAGAAATCGGGGAGATGGTTATCTCTACTGATAAAAAGGATTACTTATTTAGACCATCGTTCATCAATATGACAAGAATTGGTGAGCCTAAACAGATTGTGAGTGCATACGGTCAATTAAATGGTGCCGAGGTGCAAGAGTTAATTACTCGTGCCGTAATGAGCTACAGGGTTATTCCTGAATGGTTAATAAAAGCCATTAGTAAGCCGACATACGGACGCAATATCCTGCAAACTGCAATGATGGTGATGCAGGCGTGTTGTGATGATGATTGTTCGGAAATCATTGGAGAATGGAAATCAGGTAAACGCGGTATCGTCTATAAAAACGGCAAGATGCCAATCGCTGACATTATCGTCATTGCTCGAGAATTATTCACTCACGGAATTATCGGTAAAGCGAAGATCCGTAAACTTCAACGCAATGAAGGCAAAAACGAATTCTCAGATGAGTTTATGGCAATTGACTACATCAGCTCTGCTCGTGCGCACTTTGGTATGAATCGAGAGGAAGCCGAACAGCTAACCATGACTGAATTTCAGATGATGCTCAAAGCTAAATATCCTGATGAAAAAGGCTTCACCAAAGAAGAATATGACAACATCATGAAACAAGATGATAAACGGAATGATGAACTGATCAGTGGTAAGCGTCGATTGGTGAGTAGGAAACGTAAATGAGTTAGTTTGCTTTCTTTTGCATCGCTGTCTATATAACATAAGATTAAATTAACTTATTGATGGTGATAATATGACCGAGAATGAATGGTTGGACGGATTAAGAGGATTGCCTGACGAAGCGATACTAAAACTTCATTTTAGTCTTCAAGAAAAGATAAAGAAGCACTATAAAATGAGAGATAAAGCGAATAATTTAAATAAGGCCATTGAGTATTGTAAGCAACAAATAGCATTGTCTCCGTTAGCCATATCAGCATTAAAGCGTAATCAAGCTATGTATAATGACGGTGAGTTCTTCGCTCCATCCCATTATGGGTATAAGCAGTATTCCGTTATTCTGAAAAAGAAAAAAGATTTAGATGAACTCGATAGAATTAAGAAAAAAATGATAAATGAAGGGTGGCGTATTAGTTAATTTGCTCCCATTTGCACCACAAATAGCTAAACTAATAACAAATTAACTAACGAGGATGGTGTTGTGAGGAAGGTTATTTTATCCACTCTAATGGTGCTGCTTTCTGGTTGCAGTGAGCAGGGGAAATATGATGGTAGTTATACTTGTGATGTATCTCAGGCAGCAAATGATTATCCATCAATAACTAATTCCAAATATGCGTTCCCTAAGACACTAACCAAAGCTGATGTAATCATCAAAAAAAACATTATGACAATAAAAGGATTTATTTTAGAAGATTATGTTAGTGGAGAGTTAGCAGAAGATAAAAAAGATAATCTAATAAACGTAAAAGATAAAGTTACAGTGTCAATGTCAAGTGATAGAAAGAGTGTATTTTTGCTATACGAAGAAGGTGATATACCTGTAATACAGACACTTACAAGCTGTGAATTAAAAAACTAGATTAACATTAATTATACAAACCCTGCCAATCGGCGGGGTTTTTCATTTTAAGGAGCCGACAAGTGGCACAAGTAGGCGAAATCGTTTATCAAGTTCAAATGGATGTTCGGCAATTGCTTACATCGCAACAACAGCTAGAGCAACGCCTTAATCGCATGGATAGTAGCTTTAACCGAACGTCTCAGTCAGTAAATAACACAGAGCGTTCAATGCAGTCTCTATCTAAAGTTGCGGCTGCTCTGACTGGTTATTTATCGGCTTCAATGGTTGCTAGTTATTCCGAAGCATGGACTGAATTAAACAACAAGCTATCTAACTCAGTTCGTGCGAGTGAGTCACTTGTTGATGTTACTCAGCGAGTATTTGATATCTCTCAAGCAACGCGATCTAGCCTCGATGCCACAGCAACGCTCTATGCACGATTAGAGCGAGGCACGAGAGAATACAACACATCAGCAGCGGACTTGGCAAAATTAACATCCATCATCAACCAAGGCTTTATCGTCTCTGGTGCTACTGCACAGGAAGCAGAAAATGCCATTATTCAGCTATCGCAGGGTATCGCGTCTGGCGTTCTCCGTGGCGAAGAATTTAACTCAGTGGCGGAACAGGGTAGCCGTTTGATGGTTGCACTTGCTGACTCGATGGGTGTTGGTATTGGTCAACTCCGTAAGATGGCGGCAGAAGGCAAGCTAACTACTGATGTTGTTGTGAAAGGTTTGCTCTCTCAAGGTGATGCGATCGGTAAAGAGTTTGCCAAAACCACTCGAACAATGTCACAGGCTTTCCAAGAGGCTGGGAACAACCTAACCAAGTTTCTCGGTGAAAATACAACAATAAAATCAACCATCAGTGCGTTTAGTGATGCTGTTATTACTGTTAGTAAGAATTTAGATGAGCTTAGTTCTGTCTTGACGGTGATCGCAGCAGTGGTTGGTTCAAGATATGTTGGCGCGTTGGCTATGGCTACCAAGTCAAAGGTGATGATGGCGGCCGCCTCTCGTCAAGAGTCAGTCGCTACACTGCAATCAGCAAGAGCAAGTGAGTATGCTGCAAATATGTCAGTTAGAAAGGCTCAGGCTGATTTAGCTTCTGCTAGATCGGCTGTTGCTCTAGCTCAAGCAGAGTACAACGTTGCGAAAGGAACGTTAGCGGAGGCAACTGCACTTGATAACTTAATTGCTAAAAAATCATTAGCTTCAAAAGCTGCGATAACATTAACACAAGCAACACAAGCGCAAACAGCAGCAATGGCAAACTCAGCGGCCGCAGCGAGAGCTGCATCATTATCTATGGGGTTGTTGCGTGGCGCTATGGGGATGTTAGGTGGCCCTGCTGGTGTGGCCATGTTAGCTGGTGCCGCAATCTATTACTTCTATCAGAAATCAGAGCAAGCAAAACAAGAGGCTAGAGATTTTGCTGATAGCATAGATCAGTTAACAGTAAAATTAAAAGAGCTTTCATATCAAGAGATTGCTCGTGACGCCCAGGACGCTAGAGATAAGCAAGAGTTATTAACGCTTGAAATGAAAGAGCAGGAAAAGCAGCTATCAGCATTGAGGGCGCAGCTTGAATTACAAAAAACAGCATTAAAAGACCAGCCAGAACTTCTGAATAAAAACACCATTAGGATCTTACGTGAAATTACTAAACTTGAAGGTGATTTATCAACGAACAGAAAGAGGTTTGAATTAATAACCAAATATTTGGTGAATGCTCAAGAGGAATACAATAGAAAAACAAAAGAGGCGATTGATTTAAGTGTTAAAAATGCATTAGCTACTTTCGCAGAAAAAACAGGTCTTGGCGCTCTGGCAAATGCAATCAGAAATGTTACAAATGCTAAAAGAGAGTTGAATTCTACTGGTGTAGATTATGGGGGAGAAGATGGTGAAAAACTGAAAAAACAAATGGAAAGAAGGTTAGAGCTTTCTAAAAAAGAGGGTGTGGAGAGAGCTAAGTTACAGGCATTATATGCAGCGCAAGATGCAGGAATAAAAGACCAAAAAGCAATCGATGAATTGCAAAAAATGGCTGCTCAAGAGTACGAAAACACTCAGGCAAAAAAAGAATCAATTAGTGCTACCAAAAAAGAAGCCACTGAAGCTGAAAAGCTGAAACAGAAGATCACTGATCTAGCCAATGCGACAAAAGTTGCTGAATTAGAAACGAAAGGACTTGCTCGCGAAGCCGCCATTCTTGAAGCCGTTCAAAAACTTGGCAGTAAAGCAACGAAAGCTCAGGTTGCAGAAATAACAGAGTTAGCTGGAAAGGAATTTGACTTAAAACAGAAAATCAAAGACAGGAAAGACGCCTTCTCGCAAAATCCAGAAGCAAAGGCTAATCAAGAATACAAGCTATCTCTTGAGCAACTCGAAAGGCAACTTAAAGGTAATTTGGTTACTGAGGAGAATTACCAAAGAAGAAGAGTTGAGCTAGCTGGCGAGTATTCTAAAAAAATAGCCGAGGCCAATGCTCAGGCTTCAGTTTCTCCAATTGAAGATAATAGATCTCAGTTCGATCCTGTTCAACAATTGAAAAATGAGAATGCTAAAAAACTAGCGCTTATGGATAAGTATTATGCTGATGAAATGGCAATCATTAATCAAGCGTATGCAAACCAACAAATCTCACACGAGCAATTTACGACAGCTAAGCAAATCACTGATGCGCAATATCTTCAAATAAGAACAGCACAGGAAAAGAAATTCAACGAACAGCAAACTGCTGCACAGTGGCAGATGTTAAGCCAGCAGAGCTTAGGTTTTGACATGCTTACATCTGCTGTTGATGCAATGTCGGGAAGCGCATCAAACGCTATCACTGGATTATTGACTGGTACCATGACTGCCGCCGATGCAATGAGATCACTAGGTAACACAATACTAAACAGTGTTGTTAATTCCATTGTTCAGACCGGTGTTGAAATGCTGAAGAATTTCATCATTGGTAAAACAATGGGTGCGGCCGCCGCTGCCGCATCTATGGGTGAAGCTGCAATAGTTGCTTCTGCATGGGCTCCTGCTGCCGCCTTTGTTTCTCTAGCTACTATGGGAGCTAATGCTGCGCCAGCTAATGCAAGTTTAGTTGGAACTACTGGTCTTGCTTCAACATTGGCAATTGCTGGTGCTCGTAAAAATGGCGGCCCTGTTGACGCTGGTTCAATGTATCGAGTTGGCGAGGGAGGAAAGCCTGAGATATTCAAGGCTAACAACGGTCGTCAATACATGATCCCCGGTGACAATGGAAAGGTTATTTCCAATAAAGATATGCAGGGTGGCGGTATGAATGTGAATGTTGTTTTTAATGACTATTCATCTGGTGGCCACAAGTTTGATGCACAGACATCACAAGATGGAAATACGCTAACTATTCAGGCGTTCATTATGGATATGGATAACAAAGGCCCTATGCTTCAATCCATCACAAGAAACACATCGGCAACAGCGAGAGCAAGAGGTTGATATATGGTTATTGATTACCCTGACTGGCTTCCTCTAGCGCAGAAGGCTGATAAAAGTATGACGCTAGATACTGGTTTCTTGACAGATCAGCCACAGGTAGGCGCACCTATATTTCAGAAGTTAACTGATGATTTAAAAACTGTATGGAGTGTGAATTGGATATTTACACTTCAACAAGAGCGTGCATTTGCGCAGTGGTTGCGAAGTCCCAACTATCTTGATAATTGCAATCGCTGGTTCAGGATGAAAATTAATCTTGGTGGTAGTGGACTGCAGGAGCAGGAATTACATTTTGTTTCCTATCCAGTGCAAACCAGTATTAATGGATCTTCTGTAACATGGACTGGTCAAGTCATTAGTAAGAAACTTTATAATTCAGATGATGAATTCGACGATATTATCGTTGAGTTCCCACCGTCATTTGGAAGCTGGCTTGATATTATCGTCACTGAGACTCTACCAAAGTATAAGGAGTTGTAATGCCTACACTAAGAGAGTATCGGGCACAAAGGCCAAACAGAATACTTTATGAGACGCTGCAATTTAGTCATCCGTCATTTGGTGATATCTATCTTGTTTCTTATCAAGTATTCCCAAAGGTTCTAGGTGGGGTTGAATATCAGCCGTGTAATTTCGAACTATCTGACAGTCAGCAAAGCAGAACACCCATAATCGACGCTAGTGTTAAATTTAGCCGTGTCGCGCAAGACTTTAAGCAAAAACTTAAACTATGGAAATCATTCAATAGAATGACACCCATAGAGGCTACTTATCGCTTATTTGATGAGAAAGACAAAGGCACAGCAATTACTCGATGGAAATTATTTGTGAAAGATGTGTCGATGGATCATGAAAGCGTCACTGTCACGCTATCTATGAGTAACCCATTGAATAAAAACATTGGACGCATTTATGAACCGCAAGAATGGCCGGGCTTGGAGGCTGTATGACAATTCAGGATTTCATCGATAAAACTATCGGTAAACCATGGAAAAACCGGTCTTGCACATTTGACGCTATGGATTGTTGGGGACTCGTCGTTCTCTATTATCGACACGTTCTAGGTATTGAGATCCACCATGACGCAGGCTATGAGTCTGAAGCGGATTTTGTTACTTGCTATAAAAATGAAGTTGAGTTTTGGGAGAAAGTAAATCAACCAGAAAATAACGGAATATTTATAGGCTATATAGGCTCAAAACCCGCTCATATTGGTTTGATTATCGATGGTAACGCATTACATAGTCGAGGTGAAAACGGATCGGTGAGAATGGATAGGTTGATTGTTCTTGAGAGAAAGTTCACTAAGTTGGAGTTTATGAAATATGCCAATGATTGAAATTCAGCGTGTCGCTGGAATGCCGAAAGAGAGAGTCGAGATAAAAGCCGGCTCTCTTTTTTTTGATTGGTTAAAAGGGCAAAACTTTCATCATGACGTTGATATCTATGTTAACGGCGTAAAGCTTAACGACGATGACAGTCTTGACTTTATTGTTAGTGAATTTCATCACATTCAAATATTCGACCAGCCGAAGGGGATTATTGGCGACATTCTTAATCCAGTATTTAAGTTTGTTTCTAAGATATTTTCATTCTTAGCGCCCAAAGCACCATCATTTAGCGCCGCTGATGTGAATGCAAAGGAAAGTCCTAACAACCGATTAACAGGCCAAACTAATATAGCGAGAACATATCAGGCTAGACCTGAAATTCACGGGCAAGTTAGAGCCTTTCCCGATCTCATTCAGCAATCAATGTTTGAATACATCGACAATAAAAAGATGGTTACCGAGTGGATGAACTTTGGCATCGGTTACTACACTATTGAGAATGTGAAATATTCAGAGTCTGAATTAATCGCTCTTGATGGTGCTAGTTATCAGATATTCCAACCAGGTGAAGTTATCCCACAGATATTCGAGGGCTTTGAGTTCCCTGATGTTGACGGACAAGAAATACCGGGGCCGAATGAAAGTGACGAAATTCCACAATATGAGGCTACTGCTAACAATGTTATTTCTGGTGAAATTAAAGGTGGTGAAGCTGCCATAAAGATAGAGAAACAAGATGAGTTTCGATATTTTATGGATATCGTAAAGCCTAGATCAGTAAGCCTTGTTGTTAATGTGACTTATGATACTCCGCAGGGTTCGGTTACAAAGGATATTAAGGTTGATGCTTATCTATCTGATGCGAAAGAAAGTGATGATGGCGCTATTATTTCACCAAAATATTACTATGAATTCTTTTTCACTAATTTAACCGGTGGTGATTTGGCAACTCTACCGCCTAATGCAATAGTCAACACATCAAAGTTTATTCTCTATGACAACCAATTCCTGACAGTAGGGCCTTTCTTCTCTCCACTTGATGGTGGTGAGTTATGGGTACATTTAAATGCTCAACTTGGTGATGGCGATTATGCCAATGCAAGGATTGAATTTTGGAAGGTTGATGAGAATAACAATGAAGTAGCTGGAACAAGAGAGTCGTTCAATAGAGGGTTCCCATCTGCACCAAAAACAAAAACATACTATCTAACGGAAAAATTCAAGCCGTTAGCTGGATATGGAAGATATGCGCTTCAACTAACTCGATTAGAAAACAGTAATGATCACAGCATTCTTAAGCTAGAGGAAGTCTTTATTGTTAGAGATAGAATTAACGAAGTACATGAAGAAGATACACTTGTTAAGGTAACAGTGAGGGCAACAGAGGCACCAACGGGAACAAGAGAGCGTAAATACAACGCACTGGCTACACGTCATGTTATTAGTTACGACATGAATAGCCGTAGCGTTGATTATACATTAAGACCGTCACGATCATTTGCTGATGCGATCGCTCACACTTGGCTAGTTACCGCAGGACAGCCAGAAAGCACCATAGATTTATATGGTTTGTATTCAATCTATGAATCACTTCCAGATAAGCGCTTAGGATATTTTGATTACACGTTTGATGATGAAGATGTATCGCTGGGTCAGCGTATAGAAACAATATGCAACGTTGCTCGTGTTATTTCATTTTGGGATAACGGCGTGCTTACATTTACTCGTGAGGAGGAAAAGAAATATCCATCTGGTACATTTAACAAGTCTAACACGACAGGAAATGGATTCTCGCTGTCTTATGATATGACAATGCCGAGTGGTAATGATGGTGTTGAAATCGAATACGTAAACCCTAAAACCAACAAAAAGACCTACCTTAAATATCGTATTGAAAATAACAAAATAGTTAACAAGCCAGCCAAGAACCCTAACAAAATAACCATTCACGGTTGTCGTAATGAGTATCAGGCGACAGATAGGGCACTATTAGAAATGGATAGGTTAATACATCAGCGTATGAGTATCAGTGTGCAAACTCTCGCAGATGGTGATTATGTTTATCCAGGTGACTTAATTATTGTTGCTGACACATACGATAAGAATCAACAGGCGGGTTATATAGTTGAGAGGATAGGCAACCAGTTTTCAACAAATGAAAAAGTTGTCTTTGATGGTGAGATGTTTGTTTGTATCACTGATCACCTAGGTAATACAACAGAAAGATTTAAAGCTATACCGAGAAGCGATACAGCTTACGGATTTATCGCTGATATACCTAACATCCAACTAAATATCTATGACGGTATGAATGTTCAATCTCCGTCACGTTACGTTATATCCAATATCGTTGAAATGGACTCGATGAGGTGGATTGTAACCGACAAAAAGCCTAATGTGGACGGAACTTATAGCATTACAGCAAGTGAGTATTTTTCTGCAAAGAAAGATTACAACGTTTAATTAAATTCATTTCAACCATAGCCAGCCTAAGTGCTGGCTTTTTTATTGGGAAATATTATGTCTACAATTCCAACGCAAAACCCAGTTCCAAGTGAAGCAGCGAAAGACCTGAAATTTAACTCAGGTAAAATTGACGAGTTCGTTACGTCAATGAAAAATAAATATATCGATAGATTTGGGCAAGAGCATTTTACAATCGAAGGGTTGCGATGGGTTGCTCAACAAGCAATATCTCAATTCGGCTATATCACATTAGACTCATTCCAAAAAGGTGCAGAAATAACACTACCTAATCAAGTTTTGCGTGATGAAGTAACGGGGGAGTATTACCGTTGGGATGGTGAACTTCCAAAGTCTGTTCCTGTTAATTCAACTCCTGACAGTTCTGGTGGCGTTGGAGTTGGTTCATGGTTGAGTGTTGGCGATGCGACACTAAGAGGCGCTCTATCACAGGCTGAAGGTTACAAATTAATTGGTGGCTTATTCAACTTGATAAACCCATATGATCTAACCATAGAGAATATAAACAAAACGCCACTTGATAGCGCTATAGAATTAAGAAATAAATCTAAGAAGATATTAAGGTTTGCTACAAATAACTTATGGACGCATTATTCAACAGAAACATGGTTTAATGGAGATTTAACTTCTCCAAGAAAAACCATGTTATTAAAGAAGTTATGGTTAATGGTCAGCGCTGATGTATGGGGTTTTCAAGAGGTATTCACAAGCCCAATCAAAGATATTTCAATGTTTCTAATTCCTCCTTATAACAACGCTTTTTTCACAGAGACCATATCACCCATAAAAAACTTGGGGTTTAGTTATGGGGTTGGTTGCATGACGCGTCTTAACTGCACTCATTCAGGTGGTGTTTACTTATCTCCACCATCTGATTTAGATAGTGAGGTTAGAGGGTTTAATGTGCTTTTTTTGGATAATGATATTTTGTTTATAAACACTCACTTAAGCACAGACCCATCTCGTAGTAAACAGATGATTATTGAACTCGCTGATCTGGTCACTAGTTTTTCAAAAAATAAGGTTGTTATCGTTGGTGATTTTAATACAAGAAATATTGATGATTTCAAGCCACTAGAAAACATAGGTTTTGAGATAGTTAATAAAGATACATGGTTAGATATAGATAAAATATTAATTAGGAATCTAAATATTGTTAATACTGGCATGATAGATATTATTGGTAGTAGCGCATGGAATCACCTATCAGACCATAATTTATATTTTGTAGACGTGGAGGTTTAGTGTGAATAACTTAATAGGGATTGATTTGACTACACCTGAAGGTGAATCGCTATTTTTAACATTGGATATGATTCTTCTTTCATTAAAACATGGAAGTAAGCTAAAGATTCCATGCTATACATCTTTAGCTGAGCTAGGTGTTGATGATGATGTAAAAATAGAAGATTTAATGAATGGACTCCCTTTAAATAGTTATCTACAAATGGAGGTCGAAAGAAAACACATAGGAATAGGTGTGAAAATATTTGCGAATCTTAGTAATATAATTCCTGCAGTACTAACAATAGTAAAAACTAAAAATAGAATATTTTCTATTCTGAAATCAGAAAATTTTGAAATTCATAGATATATATACGGAACATCAAAAAATGATACTGGGTGGTTTGGTTTATTAAATCAAAGAGGACGGTTATATGTTGATGTTGGTGATGTATCATCTATTGATGATTTTATTTTCTCAGGTAACTATTATATTCCTAGAAATGTTTCTGTAACAATAGATGGGTTTCCATCTGATTGGGATTGTTTTCTTAAAATAGAGAGTTTTTCAAGCACGCATAAAATATACACTATAGAAAACTTAACAAAAAATTTTGAATGTTGGAAAAAGATAATTTCACCAACGATACAATCAGAGTGGGTGAAAATAAGATAATTAATGCAGCCTATACTTATATAGGCTGCGATATGTTATTTTATTATTTTAGATATATTACTTCCTACAAAATCAGCACCATATATAGATAAATGATTATTATCAGAATATAACGGATTCCCTTTGTCATCAGAAACTCTACATTCATTCTCATTACACAAATAGTCGTTAGGATCTACGAAAATAATATTGTCGTTATTATCCAATGATCTAATTATATCACTGGATGGAACGTCTCTTTTCTCAACATGATCTAAACAATTAAAAGTAAATATATTTATAGAATTTCTTGCTTTACATTCAAAAAATGAATATCCCATAGAGCCATTACTAGAACCTATGATAATAAATTTATTTTTATAACTTGAAGTAAGTTTTTTTAATTCATCTTTAATCACTTTACTTGATGGTAATTCGCTATTGTCATTTAAGTTTTTTAGCGTATATGAGTCCCAATTCTGACTATAAATAACTAAAGCGTCAGGGTTATCTTTTATAGCAGTTATCATATTATTATATCTATCTCTACACGCTTTTTGGTGACTCTCATTGCCTTTCACACTTTGATATTTTTCACTAGAAAAACACCCATCAACAAATGTATATATCATATTATAATTGTTTTTTTTGAAAAAGTTAGCGTACTGCCTAGCGAAGCTATCTCCCACTAAAATTATTTTAATATCTTTATTATTTTTAATAACATACCTTATCTTTCCATCTGATTCTATTCCAGAGCCACCAAAGTAATTTTCATGGAATTCTTTATTTGTTATCTTATATTTTTCTTCTACCCTTGAGTCGACTCCATTGATTGAAATGAAATAAGACCCACAAAGTGATATCAACCATATTAAAAACATCCCATAGCTATAATTTCTCTTTTTCTCTATAAAATTATATATAATGAATGCAAGTAATATAGTGGAAATAAAGTAAGTAAAAATAGAAATATCTATATTTATTTTCTTAAAGAAAACAATAAAAGGCCAATGAATAAGATAAATTGAATAAGACCAAAGCCCTATCTTTTGGAATGCATAATTAGATAAAAGAGTTTTCTTGTTATTAGAAATGATACAAAGATATGCACCAAAAACAGGTATTAAAGCATTATAACTAGGCCAGCTATCAGTATCTGAAAAAATAAAAAATGATGTAATAATTAAAACTAACCCTATAGACTCAATTATTCTTTTTTTATTTTCTGTTGTTGATAATGGAAATAGGAATGCAATACCACCCAAAAGCATTTCCCACCCTCTAGTGTAAATCATGAAGTAAGAAAGAGTTTTATTTATGGATGAGAAATAAATACAAAAGGAAAGGCTTATGATAGCAGATATTACAACAACTTTTTTCAGCGTATTTATTGATAATAACTTTGATAATATAAGCAATATTATTGGATATATTATATAGAATTGCCACTCTACCGATAATGACCATGTGTGTAAAAATAGTTTACTAAATGAATCAGCATCAAAATACCCGGCTTCATTAGCATAAGTAATATTAGATATGAAAAGTAAACTAGAAAATCCGTGTTTACCGGCTAGTTGGTATGTTAGTGGTTCAAAAAATAGATAACCAAGCGCCAATACAATTGATATGACTGTTACTAATGCTGGAACTATACGCCTAGCTCTTGCTTTTAAGAAATTCCAGAGAGAGAAATTATTATTTTCTAATCCCCTAAATATAATTGATGTCATTAGAAAACCGGATATGACAAAAAATACATCAACACCAGCAAAACCACCAGGTACCAACCCTTGATTAAAATGGAATAACATAACGGATAAGACAGCAATAGCTCTTAATCCATTAATATCAGCTCTAAACTTTTTACTTTGCATGTTTTATTTACTTTGTGATCTATTAATAAACTTTCAGAATGATATCACTCAATTAGGTGGAGATCACCAATCACTCACTCTTCAAATACGGCGCTGATTTTCCATCTGGCAGTTTCTTACTTCTCTCACGATAAAACGCCAATCGTTCATTAAAGTACGCTCTCAAATGTGCTGGTTGTTGTCGTTCAACTTCGGACGCAACAACTGGCATATTGAGTCGTTCTTTATATGCGACACCACTTGCGGCCAAATCGACATTCACTTTGTCTTTTTCTTCTTGAGTTAGGTTTGCGAGGTTCATAACGGATCCGGTTAGTTTTTGGAGAGTATAGCAGGGTATGGAATTAAAAAATCAGAGGTGGTATAAAAGTATCACCTTTCTTTTTTACTGTTGAAAAAATATCTAGCGCTCATCTCGATTGTATAGGATTTTGTATAGTAAAATAATTCTCGTTAAATTTACCATTATAAATCAATGAAGTATTTCTTTTGTTTTGTTCTCTCCTCCTCCGCCATTTCAATGTCTCCTAGTGTCTCCTTAACTTCCTTTGATCCACTAAAAAATTTCCTAGTTAATAGTTCTATTCATAATTATTCAAATTTCTGTTTGTATAAAGAGTATTGAGCATTATTGTAACCTCTAAATATTTCGAATAGATTATGGTTGAATATATTTACGACTGGGGACACTCAATATGATGATTTATTGTTATGATGACAAAATAAGTGAAATTAAAATAGAACAACTCACCAAATTGTTATATAGATGTGTCCTTGGTGGGGCAAGTGTTGGGTATACTGACGCAGAAACTCAAGTAGATGATATGAGAAATTATTGGCTTAGTGTTAATCACTCATTATCAACAAATACGTTTAAATTAATTACTGCAGTGATTGACGGACAAATAGTCGGTGTTGTTGGTCTTGAATTATGCACTAAACCAAACGGCAAACATCGTGGGGAGATTTGCAAACTATTAGTATCCCCTGATCATAGGCATAAAGGAATAGCACAGCAATTGATGCAAAAGGCTGAACAAATAGCATGGGAGAGAGGGATAACACTTTTAACTTTAGATACCATTACAAAAGGTATGACGGTGAGTCTATATCGCTTTCTTGGTTGGCAAGTTAGTGGTGAAATTCCTGAGTTTGCTCAAGCAGTTGATGGTAAGTTTGAGGCTACAACCATTATGTTTAAACTTAAGCCTGAGAGTAATAGTTAA